CGATGACGCGGGCCTCGTTCACAGGTGCACCTCCGGGTTCAGCATGTCGTGCACGAACTCGCGCGCGCGCTGCCACCAGGTGAGCCGCGGCGCCGGCTCCCACGCTCGCGCCGGCGGCATCGGCCACGGCGCATCGGTGACGATCTCCTCGTCCAACAGCCTGGGTTGCGGCACGTCGGAGGGCTGCAGGGTGAAGAGCTCGCGCGTCACTTCGCCCCGCCTTTGCAGTCCGCGCAGATGCGCAGCACGCCGGCGCGCACGATGGAGCCCTCGCGCGGCTTGTCCTTCTGGCACTTGCAGCACAGAATCCGGCTGCGCGCGGGCAGGCCCGGGCCCGGCGCCGAGCGGCGGGCGAATTCCTCGGAGTGGCTACCTTCGCCGCCGAAGAGGCGCTTGGGCTGCAAGCGGGAGCTGACGGCGCGGGTCATGCCGCCTTCCTCGCCCAGCGGTCAAACTCCAGCAGCGCCACCACCCACGTGGACGCGCCGATTCGCTGGCGGGCGCGCTGCGTGTGCTCGTTGGTGGCGCCATAGGACAGGCCGAGCCGGGCTGACGCGGCCTTGATCGATCCGGTCGCGGCGATGTGCCGCATGACCTCGACCTGGCGCTCGGTCAGGCCCCACGGGTTGGTCGGTTCAGGGCGGCGCGGCCGGCTCATGCCTCGCACCCTTTCCCGATCGCGCCCGGATCACTCGCCGCGGTGAATCGCTTCCAGTGAATCCAGCCCTTCTCGCAATAAAAGCCCCACTGCCGCACGCGCGGGCCGGTGATGAACACCGTCCAGCAGGGCAGCTCGCCACCGAACGCCTGAGCTGAGCCGTTCGCGGTGGCGAAGCCGGCGCGTAGCAGCTGGATGCGATGCGGTGCGCGGCCCCAGCGGAACTTGACGTCGCCGGCGCGGCGCTCGTGCTGCTCCGGGTACTGGCAGCGGACGCCCACGTCCGGCATGAGGTGCGCCTCGTCTGCCGGCGTCCACTCGATGTAGGCGCCTTCGAGCAGCCAGGAGCAGTTGAACAGCCACGGGTGGTCGTGCAGCGCGCGGTCATCATCCGAGCGCAGGAACTCGTGCACGTAGATGTTGAAGACCCGGTTGCGCGGGATCAGCCAGTGCCGACGCAGGTACGGCCGCTCCGCGCCGCCGATGACGAAGTCCGGCTGCCGCGCGCGGGCCCAGCGCAGGATTGCGTTGCGAATCCACTTCATGCGTGCACCTGCCGCTTGAACCAATGGCCCACCAGCACCGCTTCGGCGCGGTTGTGGTCCTTCACGCGCGCCACGGGAGCGTTGGGGTACAGGCGCAGGCAGCACGCGCGCGCCGCGTCCTTGTCGTTGCCCAGGCCGAAGAACTTCTTCCAGGTATGGGGCACCACGAAGCTCACCTCGGCATGGCGCGCGAGCTGGGCGCGCAGCACGCCGAAGGTGTCGAACTGGCTGGCAATGGTCTGCGCCGGCAGCGTGGGCATCGGGATCGGCCGCTCGATCGCCGCGCGCACAGCGTCCCGCGCGAAGTCGTGTTTGGCCGACCAGTCTGCGAGCACCGCCTGCAGGACATGCTCGTCAACCCAGCGCTTCATGCTGCCGCTGGCCAGGCCGTTCTCGCAGGTGGGCACGTCGACGACGTCCAGCAGGCCCGCTTCGGTGTCAATGAGCGCGAGCGCGCCCGTCAGCCCGGGGTCACACCCGATGATCTTCACGTGGTTCCTCCTGCTGCATGGCGGCGGTCAGCCGCTCGGGGAAGTCGGCATAAAGGCCGTGCGCCTCGTTGCCCATCTGCTGCACGCGCTGCCAGGCGTACGCCTTCCAGCCCGGGTGCCTGGCTAGCGCCAGGTAGTGCGCGAAGAGCTCCGCGCGGTGCTTCTCGAAGTCCGGCATTCACAGGCCGCCTCCGCGCGCCACGCGCACGTGACTACTCGGGATTTGCTGGTCCTCGGGCCAGTCCGTGAAGAGCGTGTTCTCGCCGATGTACTGCAGGTGGATGTAGCCCGGCTCGCCGTCGCGCAGCTTCGCCACGTTCACCTTCGCGTACCGGTTCCACTCCTCGCCCAGGGTCGGGCTTGCCTTGATCGGCCGGTGGATGAACAGCACGATGTCGGCGTCCTGCTCGATCGCGCCGGAGTCGCGCAGGTCCGACAGCATCGGCGTCTGATCGGTGCGCTTCTCGACGTCACGCGACAGCTGCACCAGCAGCAGGATGACCAGGCCCAGCTCCTTGGCCAGACGCTTCAGGCCTTGTGTGATGCCCTCAAGCTGGTAGTTGCGCGACTGCTTCGGGTCGAGCGCTTCCATCAGGCTCAGGTGGTCAACCACCAGCACGCGCAGGCCGTGCTTGCGCTTGAGGCTGCGAGCCATCGCGCGCAGCTGGTTGATGTTCAAGCCGGGCCGGTCGCTCACGAAGAACGGCAGGTGGCGCAGCTTCTCGACGCCGGCGGTGATCAGCGGCCAGTCCAGGTCGCGCAGCCGTTCGGCGCGCTTCAGGCGCGACAGGTGGATGTGCGATGCCATGGCCATCTGCCGCTTGTGCAGCTGGCTCGCGGGCATCTCCCCGGTCCAGTAGGCGGTGGGCTCACCAACCCGGGCCGTGTTGGTTGCGATCGTGAGCCCCAGCGAGCTCTTGCCCATGCTCGGGCGCGCGCCGATCACGATGACCTCACCAGGCCGGCCCCCGCCATCGAGCCGCTCGTCGAGCTCCTTGAGGCCGAAGGGAATGAAGTCGGGCTTGCTCGTGCCGTTGTACTCGTCCTGGATGTGGTCCAGCAGGCGGGTGATGCCTTCCTCGTTGCCCACCCAGTCGTCGCCGTGTGACGCGCCAGCCTCGCGGACGGCAAAAATCCGCTGCTCGGCGTCGTCCAGGATGGCCTGCGGCGTGCGACCCTGCGGCGCGAACGCCGCGGTGGCGATCTCGTCGCTGGCCGCAATGAGGCTGCGCAGGATCGACTGCTCGCGAACGATCTCGGCGTACTTGCGGATGTTCGCCGCGCTGGGCACGTACTGCGCCAGCGCGTTCAGGTACGCCAAGCCGCCGGCCTCCTCTGCCTTGCCAGCCGTGCGCAAGGCCTCGAACACTGTGACCACGTCGGCCGGCTTGTTCGCGTTGACCAGCTGCCCGATGGCGGTGTAGATCAGCCGGTGCTCGTACCGGTAGAAGTCGGTGTCGCGCAGCAGGTCGCCCACGCGGTCCCAGGCGTCGTTGTTCAGCAGCAGGCCGCCCAGCACGCTGGACTCCGCCTCATTGCTGTTCGGCGGGATGCGCAGCATGGCGACTTCGCTCATCGCCTCTTCCTCGGATCGGCTGCGGGCGTTCACGCTGCAGCCCTTCCCTTGTTCGTGTAGTTGCCCTGCACCACCTTGATGAAGTTCTCGCGCTTCATCAGCCAGGCGAGGTCGCAGTTGCGCCAATCGCCGCTGCGGCCGGTCAGGAAGTCGGACGCGGCCACCTCGTCGAAGAAGCGGCCGAACCAGTCCAGCGCCTCTGCGGCGGTGGTGGCGTACCGGGTCCCGTTCTCACGCATGGCGTCCGGCGACAGCAGCCACTTCCAACGCTGGCGCATGGCGTCCGCGCCGGCGCTGTCCTTCCACAGCTCGTACCGCGGCTTGGGCAGCTCCGGCACCTTGGCCACGAACAGGCCGACCAGCTGCTTGACCGGACAGGGCGGCGGTGCCACAGGCTCGTCGGGCAGGTCGCCGACCAAGCCCACTAGGTTCAGGGCTGGCCGGCCGTCGCCGGTCGCCGGCGCAGCTGGCGACGAAGGTGCGTTAGCACCTTTACCTTCCTGTTCCTGTTCCTGTTCCTGTTCCTGTTCCTGTTCCTGTTCCTGTTCCTGTTCCTGTTCTTGGCTTCGATGGGGCTTGTAAGGGGCTTCGGAAGCCCCTCCGATGCCCCTTCGGCGTTCGAGGTGAAATGCAGCGGCGTAACGGTCGAAGAAGCCGGCTAAGAACGGGTTGTCAGGCAGACTGTCGTAGTCTTTTTGGATCCCCTTGCAGCGCAGGTCCGACGCCTTAAGTTCAGAGGCAATCTGGTACCTGGCCATCTCGTGCACCCACACGAATTCGGACTCAGGATCGAATGAGCAGAAGCCGACCTCGATGCAGTGCTGAAGGCCCTTCGTAGCCCCTTCAATGCCAAGCCCGGTTTCGTGCGCCATGTAGAGCACCGGCTGGCTGAACAGTCCCAGCATGTTGGACTGCGGGGACGTCATCAGATACATCCCGACGATGACCCCTTCGGGGCACTTCCGAAGGGCCTTCATCGTGGCGCCGTGCCACATCTTCGGCTCGACCTTGGCGTAGTCACGCATGGTGAGCGCCTTTCTTGGTATTGCATGGGGTGCACAGGACGCGCAAGTTGCTGCGCTCGTGGCTGCCACCCTGAGACTTGGGCGCGATGTGGTCGATGCTCAGGAACACGCCTGCAACGGGTGTGTAGTACCCGTACCCGCCTCTCGGAAAGCGGCGCTCCTCGCCAACGATCCCGCACGCGGCGCAGCGGTAGCCGGCCTCACGGAACACGCGCCGCCGCAGGGAACCAGGGACGCCGGACTTCATCGGCATCAGGCAGGCCTCCCCGTGCGGCCCATGGCCAGAGCCATGTCGCTCTGGAAGAAGTCGACGCCCTCGCTGATGCGGCGTTCGAAGGCAGCGTGGCGCTCGGCACCGCAGCGGCGATCCCGCTCCAGGATGGCCTCCTGCTGCCGCGCCAGCCACTCCACAGCCTCGTCCCGGTCGGCCGGCAGCTGGTGGGCCTGAAACCGCGCGTAGGCGCGCTCCAGAAGCAGCCCGCAGTCGTGGATGTGCTGCTCGAGCTCCGCGTCGCCCATCTCACGCGCCAGAGCGTGTAGGGCCAGTCCCACGAGAGCTGCATCGCTTCGCTGGCAGATAGCGGCGGCGACGGGCTCTGCAATCACACTCGGGGAAGTCGAGGTCTCGGTGGCGGCGGCGGGCATCATGCGGCTTCCTTTTCGGCGGCCAGCACGTCGAACAGCGTGGGCATGCTGGCTTCCCGCTCGGCGGTGCGCAGGTAGTGCAGCTGGTCGGCGAAGTAGGCGGCGCTCAGCTCCGAGCCGCCGGCGCGGCGGCCGGCCTTCAAGGCGCGCACGCCCACCGTGCCCAGCCCGTGGAACGGGTCGTAGACCAGGTCGCCGGGGTTGCTGTAACGCTCGATGAGGCGGTCAACGATGTCGAACTGCAGCGGACACACGTGCTGCTCCACGGACCGTCGCGACTGCTCGCTGTTGAGGGTCTGCATCCGGTTGACGTCGTGCCACACGTCCGGGTGGTGACTGCCCGGCGCCAGGCTCATGAAGGTGGACGGCAGAGCGTTGCGCGCCAGCAGCTGTTCGCCGATCGCGACGTGCTGGCCGAAGTCGTATACGCGGCGCAGCGATTCCTCGGTGAAGAACTTGGCCAGCTTCGCCGGGCCCATGGCCGCGAGCTCCTCGACGCTCATGAGCCGGTCGCCGCTGGAGCGCCAGAAGGCATGCGCATCCACCTGCCAGCGCGCCAGGCTGTACTCGGCCTTGCTCTTCACCACCGGCTCGTCGGCATACCCGCGCGAGCGGTCCGTCTGCGGCTTGTGGAACAGCAGGACGTATTCCGGTGAGCCCACGCCCATCTTCGTGCCGTCCTTGCACATCTCGGAGTAGCCGAGGCGGTAGGTCTGGTTGTTCTCCCGCACCACGTCGGTGACGACGGTGATCATCCCCATGTAGTCGAAGCCGTGCTTCTTCGCGTGGAAGATCGCCTCGGCGTGGAACGGGCTAACCGTGGGCACGCCGGCGCCGGTCACGTTGCCGAAGTTGATGCGGTCCTTGACGTGGCAGCAGTACAGGCGGCCGGGCTTCAGGATCCGCATCAGCTGCGGCGTGAGGAAGTCCATCTGCCGCCAGAAGTGCTCATTGCCTTCCGTGTGGCCGAAGTCGTTGTAGCTGGGCGTGTACTCGTAGTGGTTCGCGAAGGGGATGCTGGTGAGCAGCAGGTCGACCGATTCGTCGGGCTGTTCCATTGCTTCCAGCACCGCATCGTTGTTCGCCACCGTGAAGCGCTCGCCCTTGACGACGCGCCGCTCGACGCCGATGGTGCGGGCCAGCGCCTCGTGAAGCGACAGCTGGTCCAGGCCATAGGTGCGCACCAGCTCGCTCATGCGGGCCTGTTGCTCGGCGTGCCGGGCCCACTTCACCAGCAGGTCGTCCTTGATGGCGCGTTCGGCCTCGGTGTGCACGATGTCGATGCGCACCTGGTGCTGTTGGCCGAACCGGGCAACGCGGTGGATGGCCTGGATGAAGTCGCGGAACTTGAAGCCGATGCCGGCGAAGATTTCGCGGTGGCAAAACCGCTGCCAGTTGCAGCCGGCGCCAGCGATGATGGGCTTCGTGGACATCAGCCGGAACTCGCCGTCGCTGAAACCCATGATGCGGTCTTCGCGTTCGTCCAAGTCCTGGCTGCCCCAGACGCTGACGGCCTCGGGTATGGCCGCCTGGATGGCGTGCCGCTCGTCTTCGAGGTCGTGCCAGATGACGAAGTGGTCGCCCGGCGCTTCGTCGATCAGCTCCCGCACCTTGGCGACGCGCGTCGGCAGGCTCTCGCGCTTCTCACGGGCTGCAGCCGACAGGCCCAGGGCCATGTCGGGGATCAGTAGGCCCTGGCCGTCCTTCTCTGTGCCGGCCGCCGCGTAGTCGCTCTCGATCTCGTGCCAGCGCACGTCGAGCTCGGGCAGCACGTAGCCGGCGTCATCGTGACCCAGGTCGCTGGGCTTCGTGATGAAGACCGCCCAGCTGGCGACCCACAGCCAGAACTCGCGCTCTTTGTGCGGGTAAAGCGTCAGGTTCCCAGCCTTCTCGCTGTCGCGCTGGAAAAAGCGCGTGAGGGCCTGGCCCGTGTCCATCACGCCGAGGAAGCCGGCGTAGTGGATCAGTTCCTTGTACCGGTTCGGGTCGGGCGTGGCCGAGGCGACGAACTTAAATTCCAGGTCGTCGAAGGCCGGCAGAAACTCCTGATAGGTCTTCGAGCCGAAGCTCCGCAAGATGTCGGCCTCATCAAGACTTGCTGAGCGGAAGAGGCCGGGCGTGACGTTGCCCTCGCGCACGGCCTCGTAGTTGGTGAGGTAGATCGTCGCCGGGTCGTCGATCTCGCTGTCGCGCCGGATGAATCGCAGATCGACCGCATAGTCGCCTTGGAAGCGCTGCTCGGCCTCGCGGAAGAACTCGCGGCGCACGCCGAGCGGGCACACCTGCAGGCGCAGTCCTGGACGGTGCTGACCGATCAGGCGCAGCGTCTCCAGCTGGGTGGCGGTCTTGTGCAGGCCGAAGCTG